TCTTCAATCTCCTCTTCAATCTCCTCTTCAATCTCCTCTTCAAAAATCATATCAGGAATTTCGTGGCTTTCATAATCCCCCGTTATTGGATCATATTTCCCGATATGTTCTTTTGAAAACCTTTTACCACATTTGATGAGATTGTTCATTTCAAGTTCGGTTAAATCATCAAATATTACCGTTCGTTTAACAACGTTTGTCTCATCGTTTCTTTCACAATCATTCCAAACGTCTTTTTTTATTGTTGTTATGATCCTCATACTCAATTCCGTTTCATTTTATTTTATTTCAATCCACACACCCGTGAAGGGTGTGACTTTATTTTGAACAACAACATTTGACCTGGAAGATAATAAAGATGTTTTTGGATTTTGATTTCCAAATCAATTGTTGAAATTATCTCATAAATCATCAAAAATCAAACAATGTAGTGATACTTGGATCAACGTTTGACCACGTAAGGCCCAATGACATTATAATTCGTTCAAGTGGATTTTTAACGGTTAGGTTCAACATTCGTTCATAATTAACTACAAACTCCGTTGGTATCTTAGTATCCGAATCAAAACATATAACGTCGGTTTGGGGATATTTCCCAGTTACAAACGCAATATACACCCGTTTTGTTTTATCACCGGATCCAAAGTTTGTACACAGATATTGATTTGAATATTGTGCCCCACGAACATGAGCGCCCGGTGTATCATATTCATCAAGATCCTTACTAAATCCGCCCGGAATCCCAATACAATCCAATGAATAATCACCTAACCGATATCTACGAATAACATTGCGGATATATTCTTGCACTGTTTGGATATCTCCATCTTTTAAGAGCATACTAAAAATTTTCGATTGAATGGTTCGTGTCAAAATACTTGAATCGCTTCTCCGAATTTCGAATCCAACGATATCCATCTCATCAACACACACCCCTTCATCCCAGATTAACCATCCCGCGTATCGTTTTCGCACTCCCGATTGGAAAAACCGTGAATATAACTTTTCAAACCGAATTGTAAAATAATGTTCATCGGCGTTAAGAACCGTTTTTGCAAAATCATCATATGATTGATTAATTTCGTTTTCAAGGAAGTTGGCTTTTACAATTACTTCTTCGTACGTTTTACCCGGGATATGAATCATACATGAATCGGTATCTCCATACAGTACCTGATACCCAAATGATTTTACAACATCCCGCGTATGTTCTATTATCGCGCGCCCAACGGATGTAATTGCCGCTGCGATATCGGGATCGAACAATCGAAACCCTGGAAAACCCGAAACACCATAATACGAATTCATAATGATTTTAATTGCATCTTGGTGCCGATCCAATCGTTCCCAGATTTCCGATCCATGTTCGTATTTGTTTCGTTCGTGTTGGTAGTATTTACGCTCTTCAAGTAGGTTTAACATGATATCGCGCATTAATCCCGGTGGATTCTTCAAAAATCGCGTTCCATCGGGAGCCATCAGCGTTCCACTTGGATCCTTGGTTTCATATGATGCATTTAACGTTAACATAATCATAGGATACAATGATTTCAAATCAAACACACATACGTACTCAAATACCCCTTCTGAAGCATCAAAAACGTTAGCTCCCTGAAATGACGTAAAATTGGAATTATCGCGTGTTCCCCGCGTTGGTAATATCACCGTTCCAAACGCTTTTCGCAAAATCAACGTATCAACAAGATTAGACGGATATAATGCTCGTTCAACAGGAATACCAACATATTGAGACAATTCACGATAAAACGAAATAATTCCAAGTTTGTTATCAATATCAACACACAATTCCACATCACGACGATTATAATCTAATAACAGTCGTGGATTATCAGTAAACAACTCATTAATTCTGTGTGGTAATTCTATCTTAGAATATCCTAACTCTGACTGGGCACAATCAGCGAGTTTATAGGAATCTTGGCGTTTTGTATGATAACGTTGATATCCCGTTAACAGATCAAAAATCCCGCGACCCCGAATTTTGTCATCTTCGATCTCTTTAATTCGGGAAAACTGTCCGATTGAAAGGTTGTACATCTCAAACCTAGTAGTAAGGTAAGGAATATCAAAATTATCAATGTTCCAGCCCGATATAACATCGGGATCGTTTGTATCCAAATATCCAATCAATCCCCGTAACATAGTTCTTTCTGATGGATATTCAATAACAACATGTTTCCGTTTCCGTGGTGATCTGCTCGGATCCAATACATCATTTGTTCTAGATTGAAGAGTATTATTCTGTTCACCAAAGGGATCTATCTTCGCGCCTGGCGCGCCTGGGCGCCAGATAAGCGATGTTATAGTATCAGTGAATGAATCATGTAGAGATATACACAAAATTGCGTCACGACTCGCACGCGGGAACCCTCGCGAGTCATCACATTCAATGTCCATCATACAAATCCTATAGGGATGATTTGTAGATAGATCGTTCCACGATTCAACGTCGGTATACAGTACGTTGTTTCCGGGTACCTGTATACCTCTTGTAATCCCCCGATCAATCATAAACCGGTTAACGAATGGTATATCACCTTCATATACATCAAATCCTCGATCGCGGAGTTTTTTAATTCCCCCGGGTGTTTTTGTAAACACCTTCCGAACATCATTTTTATCGATCGATGTATAAGTATCATTGTTTTCAATAACACCCGGTACGTGTCGTGATTGGAGATTAGATACCGGAATATAACAATATGGTCGAAACCCATTAATTGTTATCTCGTGGGCTTTTCCACTTTGATCGCGACCAAAAACAATAATTTGAGGTTCGTTGAACAGAACCTTATATTCAACCCGCGTTATTTCAATTTTCATCATTGTAATTCACTCATTTTTTTCCCAATGAAAAAACCACGTTAATTTTTGTTTCAATCCCGTTTTGAAATTATCTGATGCATCAACCCCGGGAAAACCAACGGATTAATATATATTCCATCTAGAAACACATCAGCACCATCTAATAACCGCTCTTCATAAAGTGTCCAAATTGTTGCATAACCCGGTAATGGACACCGTTCGCTAATATACATCTGTACAACCGCGACCTTTCTCTCATCGGGGTTAGTACACTCTTCTATTTCTGTCTCTTCAACCATTTCTTTGTAAATGTCAGATTCGGGACCAAATACGATATCAACAACCATCATTGTAATGTTCCTCTACGGTTTCTACGTTTTTTTCATTTGGTTCTTTGATCTTCAATCTTAGAAAGAGATATTTCAATCCACACACCCGTGAAGGGTGTGACTCTAATCATCAAATAACAAACCCCGTGGTCGATGACGAATAATCTGATCATATTCGTAGAGTTGATACAACCCAGGATTGAACCGTTCAACACACTCACAAATAACGGGCCAGTACATATCAGTTACTGAAATTGCATCTTCTAGAGTTTCACCTCTAAGAATAGCACCATGTAATCCAACAAATAACAAATCTGTTATCAGTTCATCATCTTTTGGAAATGTTATAACATACACATCATACTGTGAAGAATAACCTTGAACGGTTTCCAATCCCACGAGATCGTTAAAAAAATAATTCGCTATAGTTCGCCGCGTTACGGGTGTATCTTCATATTCTTTATCGAATTGGATTTTTCTAAACGTCATACTTCATCACATCAGTCAAAGAACGAATGATTTAATCCCTCATCAATGGGTGATAATGTTCCGGGTTTGGATTTGGGTACCTCATTCATAAAAATTGGAACTGATTTCATAAAAATTGGAACTGATTTTACCTTCCCCATAATTAAATGCTCAAAGGTTACCCGTGGAATGATTAACAACCTCCGTTCATCAAGAGGAGTTATTTTAATCGTTTTACCCGATTTAGACATGTTGGCCATACCGCCGTGTCCAACAAATCCTCTTCGAATCCAATTGAGACAAATTGTTAACCCACTCATCAATTGATCGATATTGTCGGCGGGAATATACAAATCGCCACCGGGTATCCAACTTTTGAGTTCGATCTTAACTCCATTGTGATCCATCAAAGCATCACCAACTTTTACCCACGTCATTTGTATCTCCAACTTTTTTTGACATTATATTATCCCAATATCGATCATATATCATTTCGTCCCAACATTGGGGACAGATATGATATCCCTCTCCAATGTATCGTGCATCCCGCAGATTAAATTGTAGACCACAATAATAACATTCCGCTACAACGGGATCCAAATCATGAAAAAACCTATTTAATCCCCACCCCGTATCATTTGATGATATGGGTTTCAGAAACCCGGTATTTGAAAAAAAACATCCCTGAGTTACAACAAACTTACCAAACAACTGCGTTCCGTGTTTGTTCATCAATGCAAATTTGTTTTGGGTTTCAAATTCAAGTGCCGGGATGATTTTGTCGTAATTTGAGAAAATAAAGATCATTGTATCACTCAATGAACCATTTGTTTCACTTGTTGGCTGATAATTCAATAAGATCCCGTTATGAGCAAGTGCTTCATTTACAGTGGTATTGCACCGCTTTAACACCCGTGGATTACCTGTTATTGGAAATGGGTGTGTTTGATACGGCACAACGGATCCATGAGTTGCCATTCTAAAATGAATCACCAACTCGGTATTTTTCAATCCCCGTAATCCCCGCGATCCCCGCGTCCGTTCATTCACCCCATCTAGGATCTTCATGAACCGCTCAAAATCCATAAATCCCTTTTTGATGTGAACTTTATTATTATTCCGGTACATAAAACCAATACCATCGGGATTATTTAAAAAACAGTTGTAGAGAATCTCTCGTGACGGTATTTCTTCACCATTTGGTTTGTATATAATAATACACATTTTGTAATCATTCCTTTAGGTTTTTTTCACTCCTCATCGAACTCATCGAACTTATCGAACTCATCAATGGTTTTCACAATTCCGATTCGTTTCAAGTCATGGATGAATGCTCGTGGGCTCGATGTTGAAATTCGTGATGCATCCCAAATTCGTGCCCGAACTGAAACGTTTTCCATGTATTCGCGTTTTGTTTCATCACGAGGAAACACATTTTTCAACTGTTGTACAATTTGAAGATATGTTTCACCTACAAACGTCTCACCCGTTTCTAATACTATTTTAATCAAGTTTAATCACCTCATTCATCAATTACTCATTCAACAACCATTACCTGGCTTGATATCGTGGTATTTATCTGTTCAATATAATCCATCAAGGTATCTACCAATTCGGGTTTTGGTATTGTACCATTACACCGCGCTACTTCAACCATCTGTTGGCTACATAAGATCCATTGACAAATATCATCATAATCTATTGTTCCATGATGTTGCCTAAATTCAACGGTACCATACAGACGATAAGCATCGAAATTCAATTTCATATATCGTGGATGATAACCATGAGAATCCCCATATTTTTCTTTAATAAAAGAAATAATAATCGAAACCACTTCACGGGGATGTAAATTCCGATTCATAACAAACTCGAAACCGTCGATGGATTCTAATATTTTTTCAACATCAACATCTACCATTGATTTTGCATATGAACACTGATTTGTACGCCGCGATGGTTCCATGGTAGCATCGATTAGACTTTCCGCACCGATATACAAATTCAGTAATCTAATGATATCTTCACCTCGATAATCCGCAATATCGTGGTGTACATGTAGCCCACACGTCGTATTAGTATATGCATTCAATGATTCTAATGCATTGGTTATCAATGATACCTCTTCAATGCGGTCCCACGTCAAAATTGGAGAAACCAATTCGAATCCATCACTAAAAGATCCTGAAACGCTCGCGTCGGTTACTAATTTCCATTCAGGAACCGTTTTATGACTATATGTATTCCAAATAACAGGAATATCATAATCACACTCTAATGTATCCATTATCAGGTCGCGGTTCTCATTATACGTAAACGTTTCTTCTTCGTGTTCATAATCAATAAGAAATTCGATTTCGATTCCAAACGTTCGGGTTGTCTTTATCATTCCTTTCACACAAATCACCCTTATGTTTTTCACCCAATTGATTCTACTTTTCATATTTCAATCCACACACCCGTGAAGGGTGTGACATGAAACTCTCATGCACGTGCGATATTAACCCCATTAGAAACGTTTGTGGTATTGATTACCACATCATCCACGCTTTTGGTAAGTTTTGCGTTGTAGAACGCCCGTGCATTCGCAAATTCTGGAACTGGGCTCCGAACACCGAGTTTCAGCATCCAAAACGCGTCGTTAATCTTCCGGGGCTTTGAACCAAACCGTATCCCCGCTTTTGCCGTTTCAACAATACGCTGAGTTAGGATTATCCAATTTCGAATTTCTTCGGCGTCTAATGTTCCGTGGTGGTGTCTAAATTCAACAGTATTCCACAGAACCCATGATATGAAATTAACTTTCATGTATCGTGGGTGATCAATGTAGACTCTACAATTGTCGTTGCTATATCCATAGCGTTCACGGATGTGTTCTGCCAACCAATTTACAAAAACAAACGTATCATGATTCTCTTTTGCAAATTTTCGTGTTTTGGTTACATCAATGTGTTCTAATCCCAGGCAGAACCGATTTCTGTGTCTATGTCTTGAATCGTGAATAACCTCATCGAGGATATGTTCAATGGACTGATAAATTGGTATAATTTCTGCCATTTCGGATGGTGTTAAGTCTTCAACACCGTGGTGTATGTGTAACCCGCATTTTGTAGTTACAAAACACCCCATTTTTTTCAGAACATTACAAACCGTATCAACCTGATGAACATCTTCCCAGGTTAGGATTGGAGATGTAATTTCGAATCCAAATCCCCTATTATTATACACTGATCCATCTAATTTGAGTTCCCATCCGTTTTCTGGTCTACAGTTCCATCCTACGTTGATTCTGTTTTCTAAAAGTGTTCGGATAATCTTCCTAGAATATAAACGTCGCTCACCAAAACTCGGTGCATCTCGTTCTGTTTGTGATTCGTTGTTATAATCATCGTGCATAATGACGTTATCAGGTATAATGAATTCGATTTCGACTCCAAACGTCCTATTTGTAATTTCATCTGCTACCTTACCAAATTTTGCGTTTCGTGCCATTCAAATCACTCCATGATAACAATCTTAGATTTTAAAAGGTTGGTTTGGGGTTTCTGGTGTTTCTTGTGTTCCAAAAGTGGTTTAACCTAATTTCCAAGGGTTCAACGCGCGCCCCCGCAGGTTGTTTTTGGGTTACTTTGTGGTCCCGTGGTATCCGCATTTGGAAAACCCCCGGGGAAGTAGAACCCCCTGTGGGAAAACAATCACCAATGGTGTTGTTTTTAGAATTCTTGGCTTATAAATCCCTTAACAATGCCAGGGGTCGTGCCCCGTTCACCCACCATCTCTGGCCTCGGGAAAAAAACTTCCCTTTTAGATGGTAAGTCAGGCCTTCCTTGCTAAGTTCACCATCCCTAACATAGTGTTATGAGTATATATAGGTTACGTAGAAAACAAACAAAATACGGTGTTATTTTTTCATCGGGTTTCAAATACGGCCAAATTAACCCGCGTTTGACATATTTATTGCGCGGCCCCACCACACTTTGGGGTGTGATCCCAAGCGCCCCCCAAATTGCGCTCCAATCGGGAGGGGCGGGTCAGCGTATCACGCGCGCGGGTTTTCCCGGGCGCGCCGAATACCCTTACTGATAATCACAAAATAACATAATACCATAATCACATAGTATCTATACTCATAAAGTACACGTACATGGGTGTGATCCGAACTTTTCTTACTATAGCTGTATGGATTTTCCTTGGATCGAATTGGGCGTATACTATGTTATTATAGATATTATATTATTATATATATTATTATACTATTAGTACAAGTACAAGTAGTCTTTAAAAACTTTTAGGAACACACAAATATTAGAATATTTATCACGGGAGAAATGCCTTCTTTCCCCCCCCCTTCGGAGAGAAACGAGCCTTCATTTTATAAAAGATTTAATCTATGCTGAATAGAATCCAATTAGAGCTGAAATAATACCTATTAAGGTCGCGAATAAAATCGAGATAAACCATGATGGACGAGAATTTACGTTCTCCGCTAAAAATTCAACACGGGTATCAATACGATTGATTTTCCCATTGTTTTCATCTAGACGTTGCATGATGTGTTTAAACAATTCCTCATATTTAGCGTTCGATAACTCACAATTGCGGAGCCTTGTTTCAACATTTGTTAGAAACGCTTTGTTTTGTTCATCCATAAAATCACCATATGATTTTTGCGTATTTTATTATTATGGTAACGTGGTATGAGTTATTTAATAACAAAATATGAACGTTTCGATTTACTTATCATCGATTTACTTATCATCGATTTACCTATCATTGGTTTACCTACCATCATAGAACATACACCATCTATCACACACACCCATTGGGGAGAGAAACCCCACCACACCTCACCACACACCATTTAAACGGAGATCACCACGGTATGATAGAACTCATCAACCAATGATCAAACCCCTGTAGAATCAACGCACAAGAGGTATACGAACATATGATAAAAAAAGATGAACCATATAATAAATGATTAATCCCCGGGTACGTGTACTTTGTGAAAGATCGTTAACGTATCAAGACCGTCTTTAAATTCGAATGACGAACTAAGTTGTTCACTTGAAAGAGCTGGTGCACTATCATCGTCGGTATCTTTCAATATCGATTTGGCAACCGTAACAGGTAACGTGGGCATATCAGAATCATTACCATTTAAGATGAGTTTGATAACAATCGTCTTGTTTCCAGTACCCTCGCGCGCTTCGAATGTTGCACCACTCCCCGCTACACCAATCTCGCGCCGAACAATCTTTGTACCGTTTGAACGTTGAATTTCAATGAACTTCCACTTTTTCGCAGTTCCATCGATAGCATTTCGCAGATTTACATATCCCGCAGATGTAATTTCAGCCATAGATCATCGTTCCTTTTTTCTGTGTATCTTTCTGTGTATCTTTCTTTTATTGTTGTGTTGTGTTGTGTTGTGTTTATGGATTGATTTTAGGGATCGTTTCTACATAGTGATCATCTAATCTATCCTTCTCCAATCTATCCTTCTCCAATCTATCCTTCTCCAATCTATCCTTCTCTAATCTATACTTCTCCAAACTATCCTTCTCTAATCTATCCATCTCCAATCTATCCCTCTCTAATCCAAGTCGCGCTTGAACTTCTTTTTCCAAAATGACTTTGTGGAGGAGACTAAATGCCACTTCCGGTTCGATTCCCGCCCATTGTGCTGATTGGAGTTGCATTTTTTCTTCGTTTGGTTTGGCACCATCGGGTGTATCAAACGTAACATCCGCAACCAAGGTGAAAATTACCCGGTGTGTATTGTGTGTCATGGTTATACTACCTATTTGTTTTTAATCGTTTAAAAATGTCCACCAACGACCCCCAGCATACAATCGTATAGCGCCACGCGATCCTGATGTATAGAATCCAATACATCCTTCGTATGGTTCGGGATCAGATGATACAATTATATTTCGTGCATAGACCGCTTTAAATCGATCATAGTTTGTTCCAAGGTATGTACTTGTGCTCTGCGGTGTAATAGCGCGCGTACCGTATCCGATTTGGATATCATATCCTTGTGAGGGATTAATTACCAAATGTCCCCGTGAACACGATAATAGTCCACTTGATACATCAAGTTCACTCCAACATTCTACCTTTGAACCTTGGAACACCAACGAACCGCCCGGACCACCATATATCCACGAATTTGAACTACCATATTTAAACCGGATATAATAAGCACCCGCTTGACCATCAACGGTAATACCGTTATGATCGATGGTAGTTCCACCCGCATAAATTTGTCCTGATCCAAGTTCGATGCTTGAATTCAATGTTCCATACGTAATTTTCGAGGCGGATATACTCTCAATTTGTGCTTCGGTAATTTCAACGTTCCGAATCTTGGCCCAATCAATTTCAGCCACCTGGGCATTTACAATTTGACCCTGAATTTTGTGAGCTTGAAGGTTATGAATTTTCGCGTCGGTAATTGTTCCATCAACAATTTTGGCACCGTGGAGGTTTGCAATTTGGGCGTTAAGAATTTCACCCGTTATCTTTTCAGCGGATACGTTAATGATATCGGCGTTTGTAATTTCAACGCCTTCAATTTGAGCCCACTTGATGTTTGCAATTTGGGTATCAATTACTTTCCCGGTGATTTTGTTAGCTTCCAAACTTTGGATTTTGGCGTTGGTAATTGTTCCATCAACGATTTTGGCTCCATCTAGGTTTGCAATTTGAGCGTTGATGATTTCGCCGGTGATTTTGTCAGCTGATAAGTTTACAATGTCCGCATTTTTTATTTCAACGCCCCGGATTTTAGCCCAATCAATTTCAGCCACCTGGGCATTGATTAATTGACCACGAATCTTATCAGCATCTAATTCGGTTATTTTGGCATTGGTAATGGATGCGTCGCGGATTTTAGCACCGTCAATGATCCCAATTTGGGCTTCTAAGAGTTCTCCAACAATCTTTTTTGCGTCTAGGCTTTTTATTGATGCTGATTCGATAACGGCGGCTCCAATTTGAGCCGTATCGGTAATGAGCGCCTGGGTTTTGATTAATTGATCGGCGGTAATTGTTCCAGTTGTAATAGAGTCGCCACTAATCGACGTTTGGCCCCGCGTTACCCAATCGAGAACTGTAAAATCACCCCTAACAACAACGTGACCCGCTGATACCTCCGTTGGAATAGCATCATACAATTGTTGTGAGTCATATACTCCCGCGATCGAATCGGTAATATCTCCAAGTTTTGACGATAATTGTATCTCCATAGAATAGGGATCGTTTTGGATATCATGATATTTGATACTAATAACATCCAATTCTACATCTATTCCGATATCTTCATCAATTACCCGAACAACGCTCCCCAATTGGAGAGCTTCGAAATTCATTTCATCATCTACCGCGAGGTTGATTGTGTTGATAGTATAGGATATTTTGGGATTTTTGAATTCGTCTAATAACTTCATCCCCCAGTCAAACAACGTTTCGGGATGAGTTATTCGCCGATCGGAGAACACCCGGGCATATATTCCGCCCCAACGTTCTTGGGATTCTAGATCATCAATGTATTCCGTTGGGTGATCTCCATTGGTCAATTTGATCCGTTCGGGACCGCTTCCTTGTCCATATACATAAACGCGGTTACATATTGATGAAAAATCTATATCCCGAATGATTCCCGCCATGTTTTTCCGATAACGGATCTGTTGTCCTTTGTTCTCTCCGATTGTCTTTATCCAGTGGAATCTGTGTTCGGTATCAACAAATACATATCCGCCCGTTGTTTCAACCAATTGGAGAATTATTCTAAGGATTGTATCACTACTCACGTGTACCGATCGCATTTTATGAGCATATTCGGGATCAATATATCCGATTGTAATCGTTGGCGTTCGTAGTTGGTGTGAAAACAAGGTTGTAAGAATCTCATAAATCGAATGGTTTTCGATATCAAGATTGTGTACAACTTCTTCACCGAGAACAGATAATCCATCCATTGTTTCAATGGTAGATATTACTGTCATGAATCATTCACCTCGTGTATCCGTTTTGCGTTGGAGACGTGTTTTCATGATGATTTTGTTTGATTCACGATCACGTAACCATACTTCATTTCCGACAGTCAAATATTCGTTTTTTGAATCATCAGATGGTAGATCAAACCATAGAACTCCTGAAGTATTAATTTGTTCAAATATGGATATATTGAATGCATTTTCAAGAATTGCAATTAATTCACCGGTGTTTGAACGGATCTCGATTTGAACTCGTGATGAATAGACGAACCGTGGATGAGTTTCAGGTGGTAATTCAACTATAGGAATGCCATAGGAACGTACTAGAGCCTCAATTGGAGAGACAAATGATATCGCCATACGTATACCCTGACCGCTACCAAGTTCGACTAATGAGCCGCTGATGGGTTTTACAAACGCCTCACAATATAATGTACCTTTGATCAAGATTGTTGATGATGATGTACATGGACCAACCCATGAGGTAACTATGCATGAATCACTTGTTATTCCCGTTGAAGTGGTTCCAGTAATTGGAGATACATAACTTGATACCGTTCGTGTTCCAACGTTTTTACCCGTTACGATTGAAGAATTAATTAATCGAACAAACGAAGAAACTTCACGAGTTTCTTTAACGTCGGAATACGATTCCTCTTCACCAAATGTGATTAAGTTTGTTACCGAATCTGTGAAAGAATATGCACGAAGCTTAATCCAATCTATGGACCGGTCAATACGTGATATGCTTGCCATATGAAGCATTCCACGAGCAACATCTTGACCATATGATAAATTGAATCCACCCATATGAGTTGAACGATAGGAACTAGATACTCCTATAGCGGATCCCGTATACTCCTTGAATCCCTGGGATTTTGAATATGTGTATACTTTGACATATTGATTTGGTTTGAAAATCCCCGCAATATATACCCGTTCACCAATTGGAACTGGACCAAAGGGTGTTTCATTTATTATGTAACCCGAATCGTCGGGTTTCCGAACAAAGAAATATCCTTTTCCCTCATTTTGGATACCAATTGACCACGAACCGCCTTGTTCAAACGCATTTCCTTTTGCAATTGGGAAACAATATCGTGGGTGACCGCTTTCCCACGGTGCCGGATAACTATTGAGTGTTATAACAACTTCAACCGTCATCGTTCCTGTAAGGTTATGCCACCGTTCATTGATGATATTCGCATAACTACTAATTCCTTCTCCAAATCCACGAATGTAATATAAGGATTCTTCAAATGGATATGAATATCCTTGATTTAATGCTAATCCCCCTCCAAGGATTGGATCACTTGAACGATACGGTGGTTGATGAATTCCGAGTTTCGTAAGATACCCGATGAATCCCGTTGTATCAAGTGTTGAATCGTATGTTACGTGTTCATCACCACGATTCAAACTATCAGGATAGTAAAATGCTAATCTGAAATTATCATCGGGTGTTTGAGCTATTTCTGGGTAATTAATTGGTCCATTGAGGATACTATCTGAATAATAAACGTAGAAATTATTAACGCCACCTGATTTTATAGTTGGATGAAACACAATTTCCCACGATTTGTAGTTCATCCCGTAAGCTTCCGCTGTATACGGTAACAGTGTCCATTGAGCCCAAATTGGTTCATTATCAAGATCAGCAACAACAAACGAATTACATAATCCACCCGGATCATGTCCTATCCGTTCATAAATTGGGTACCCAGCGGGATTTGATGGTGTTGGAATTGATGGTAAGATCGGGAGACGTAATGAAATACCGTTTATCGTTGATGATGTTCCAATATCTTGAACACGAACCAATCGGCGCCACCTATATTCCGGGAAACCCCAATTTGACGGCGGAGGATCGGGTGGCGGTGGTTCGGGATCACCGGTACCTTCTTCCTTTTCTTCAACAGATGAAAACGATACAAGATTTCCTAATTCAGAATTAGCAAGTGTTTTGATTGTATTATCTGAAAGGATTGATGTATAAAGTCTGATAGCATAACAATCAATATTACCCGCATATGTTATTGATTGTTGTCCTTCCTGGGCAACGGCCCAGGCTATGTGAAGATGATTATTTCCAATATTTCCCCACGTAAATGAACTATCTTCCACTTCAAAACCATTTACAAATAGTTTACTTTGACCGGTAGATTTGTTAATCGTCAGAACAAGGTGAGTTAACTCTTCCGAACATTCGGGACTATCATTTGTATCCCATGACTTATTTCCAAGTCCATACGCCCACGTTGTTGGGCGCCCGTAAATTGCTAAATAGAACCGTGATGAGGTGGTTTCACTTTGTCCAAATACCATTTGTTCGTTCCATTCGTCGTTGTTTAACATGTATGGTGAAATTACCGCTTCAATGGTTAATGTTTGGGCCAAATTTATTGAAGCGTTTAACGAAAGAGGTAATGCACAATATGCACCTTTAGTATATCGAACGAATGGACGACCGCCGCGTAGAACATCAACCAATTTGGATATCGAACCAAGAGTATCATCAATTATACCATCATTTGAAGATTCAATATTAATTGCATCCGGGATAGTATTGTTTGTTGTATATCCATGATATGCACAAATTGCCGATAAACCGCTCCAAACTGCATCCCCGATATTTGATGTCCCTGAAATGTTGATATCAGGATTTGATGGTGCTTCAGAATCATAATACAGACAAAGATGTGTATCGGTGTTAGCATAAATTTGTGGTACTCTGATATATAAATGAGCAACTTTATTTGAGTGATCCCATTGAACAACTTCCGTTTTCAACGATGATCCATTTAGATCCGTTACTTTCAATCGATTCCACGAACTCCCGATCGTTTCAAAAATATGTTGGTGATTCAAACTTTTGAGATAAACCGCAATAACGGTGTTTTGTGACGATCCCCCAGTATTTTGGGGATTGATAGTTACGATTTGTCGGTAATCGTATCCTTCAACCCATTCAATTTCATCGTGTTCAGGAGGTTCGGGTTCTTCTCCGGCGGCTATTTCATCCCAAAAATATTTTTCCATGAGATGAGTATAAAATTCTTGTTGATAATTGGTATCGTGTTCATAATTTCCCGGGTTGTTTCTAAAATTCGAAGCGAATGTACTTGAATATCCAAATTTCGAGTTTAGATAGGTGATGAAACTTATACTCGTTGTCATTTTGTCGGGTTCGTCCGAACCTAACAAACAATGAAGAATTTCGTGCCATATTCGTAATCCAAAATCAAATGGTGTATCAAGATTCGGATAATACATAACCGATGCATATCGTAACGTTGGCCAGGCTAATCCCGCAGCACCTTGCGTTGGATACGTTGGATTAGTATTGACAAATAAGGTTACGTGTTCGGGACTAGACGGTACCGGCCAATAACCATATGGAGAAACATTCTGACGCAAATGAGCCGTTGATTCGGGATCTATAATCCATTTAAGAACATTTGGAACACCTGCGGCGCTTCGTGACTGATCTACTAAATTCTGGGTGATAACATCAGAATCAATAGATATCATTGTCCACGTTGGTATCCACGCTTTAGTATCTTCGGATTCCCCGGGTTCATCGGGTGGTGCCGGATCATCACTGATAACAACCACATTGGAGAGCGTAACGCGGCCTTCAGCTCCGTCGGTAACCGTTACGCCCCCCGATCCAATTGCTAACGTTTTGGATACGGTTGTCCAATTTTTTACCGTAACGTTCTGAGTACCATATCCGGTAATTTTAATTGGATGTTGATTGTCTGATACAACCAACCCGGGACCAAACACCGTGTTAACACTACCATGAATTTGGATCGCGGTAATTGAATTTTTTGTTTCAATACGACTAAACGATACCGTTGAATTCCAGAAAACACCATCACGAGTATGTCCCAAATACGATCCAACACCGTTTAATCCCGCGGGGTTGATCAATTCACAATTTTCAATTTTGAACCGATCTGCCTTATCATATTGGAATCCATAACATCTCGAATCAATTGATTTACATCGAATTAATTCCATAACGTAACCGTTTGGAGTTGATCCTTGACGACATGGATCACCAAAGAAAGACGCGGGTTGAATCCACGTGAAACCACTTCGTCCTTTACCACAATCTTTGTCAGTACAATCTATTAATTGTGCACCATTTGTTATCCAAAAGCCACACCGACTGTTTCCTTCTGAATAACACCGTTCAAATCGTCCTTGGGTACGTGGTGCATAATATCCCGATCCAAAAAAATCTAGGTTGCCCCATGGTTTGGGTAATCCACTTGGATAATTCGGTTTTACACCGTTTCCAATTGAAATACAATCTTCAAATACGCAATTGGTTTTTGTGGGTTCAAATTCCATATGAAACCCCGATTCCCAATTTCCTTCAGCATAACATTCTTTTACGTATAATCCATCAATATCGTTTGTTTCGGCAAAATCAAATCCACATTCCCAATTATTGAATCGTTGGGCACCGCTAGTAATAATTCCACATCGAACTGCTTTACATTTGATGTACCGGATGTTCTTATGAACGCGTCCCCCGGGATTTGGATTAGACGGTTTTGTCCACCAATTGTGAATAAATCCATATGTTTCACAATCAATGACTTCACATTCGTTCCATTCGATGTTTTGAAGAGGATATGATGGTGTACTGTGTATAGGATCGTTGTCTGATAAGGTATGAAAAACCATGTTAATAGCGGCGGTTCCCCGACCACCTAAACGGCGCATAGTACAATGACTTGCCATACAAATGAAAACGCCTTTCCAGTTTTGTCTGGTATAGTTATATCCATTTACAAAAAAATCTTCAGCCGTTATGTATTCATATTTGATACGAACATGAGTATTATTAAGATTTAAGATTGTCTTGGTTTTTCCTTCACCCTTAAACGTTGTACGTCCTTTAGGATGAATTTCGTTTTGAGAATCACCGTTTTTATTTATAAAACTTGAAATGGTATATGTTCCTTCATAGAGTAAAAGAACATCCCCAGAATTCATCGAATCGATAGCATCTTGAATTGTTCGACCTACGTTTGTAGTTCCACATTTGAAATTAGCGGTGTTTCTTTTAGCCGTTGGAGTATTCGAAGCCGCTACAGTAATCGTTGCCATATTTACACATACCTCGGATAATATTCAATTTTTAATATCCCGGGATTACCATTCAGCACCTTGATTGTGTTGTTACCTGGGATCATTTTTAGAAATGTTCCATCAACATCTTTCATAACAGATTGGTTATTTGATTCTGCATACCAACGATTACAATCAATGATTACAACCTGATTTTGCGTTAAAGTGGCGGGTGAATAGTAAAAAGCCTCTCCAATGGTGATATTTTCAATCATAAATGTGTTTGGATTCGCATTTGATGAAAACGTCATTGATATAACCGGGCTTGTTTCAGCAGTACCATTCACATCTACATTAAAGGTAAAAGAATTATTATTGACGTTCTGGGTTACCACTTGTTTGGTGTTCCCATATGCTAATGGATCGGCGGCATAAAACACTATTTCAACGTCATACGCACCAATTCCGTCAAATGGTCCCGTTAAAGATTCAAATTCTGCTAGCCAATACCGATCATCTTGGTGTCCAAACGAAAGTTTTCGTGGGCCACGAACGTTTAATACCGAATAAATGTTATCTAAATTCTTAAGAACGTCCGTCAAATCCGCTCCAAAGATTCTACAACCGGCAACGATTGTTCTTCCCGTTTGGATACCACCAAATGAATAGGCACGATCTTGGAGTTGAATGCTTTTTCGCTCTTTGGTGAGCATTAGATCTAATGTGTGTATTTCTAGATCATACGTAGACAAATCAATATCGTTAAATTCAATGCTTACCATCGTTGTAACTCCTGTATGCCGCGCGACCGAATCTTCGTTACTCGAATACGTTCCAATTCCCGGGCAATTTTGGTGATATCTGCTTCTTCACGGATAACAAATGTGTTACCTTTAATAATCGTCGAAGGTTGATGTTCGTGTCCCCGATCCATTCCAAAGTTACCGCTACTTCCAAAGTATCTACCGGTTGATAAACCAAATTTCATACGATCCATAGATGATGTTCGTGGCGGTATAACTTCGTTTGAATCAAATAACAAATCATCACGGAGAGATTTGGTAGCGTGTTGAATTATCGTTGAAGTATCTTCAATTCCTTTTGCAATTCCAAGAGATAGTCCTTCTCCAATATCTATCCCCGCTTCAGACGGTGAAAACGGCCACAACGTACTCAATCCCGATTGAATGGAGTTGAAGATCCCTTCAGCAAATGAACGGGTATTATCCCAAATCCACCCCGCAAGCGACCAAATACCATCCCAAAGTCCCATGACAATATCAATCCCGGCACTTCGTGCATCATAAAAGAAACTTGAAAATATCCATTTCACGGATTCCCAAATCCATTCAATTGCGTTGGTAATTTGGCCCCAATTGTTCCAAACCATATCGGCGATACCATACGCTGGAAAAATGATTTTGAGAATGGTATCCCACCCAATATCAAAAATCCCGGTAATACTATCCCAAATTGTCTTGAAAAACCCTACAACGGTGTTCCACACATTATGAATCGATTCGAAAATTGAATCCCAGTTTAACAGATCAATCAGATAATCCCATGATGTACTAAATATATCAACAATTTTGTCCCAAACGTTGCCAAAAAACTCCTTAATTGCATCCCAATTATCATAAATTAATTTTGCAATTCCAATTGGAGGAAAAAGAATTCCCATAACGGTGGTCCAACTATCACCAAAGATTCCAATAATTGAATCCCAAATTCCGTGGAAAAAGTCTTTTATCCCCCCCCAAACGTCTTGAATTTGATCGGTAAGAGAACCCGTTGGTGGAAAAAACAAATCGGTAATAAATTTGATAACCCCCGAAAAGATCCCGGAAATAGTATCCCACAACCCCGTGAAAAAGCTCACCAAACCGTCCCAAAGGTTCATAACCATTTCAACAACGTCATCCCAGTTCTCATATAAATACCAACCAACAACAACAAGTGCGGCAATAGCGGCAGCAATAGCAATATATGGAGCTAACAACGCTATTTGAGCTGAAACGAGTCCCCATGTAGCCACCGTTTCAGCGCCCGTTAATACCGTGTGGATTTTTTTTGCACCTTGAATAACGCCCATGATTGGACCAATGGAAGTTAGAATTGGAACGATGTTTCCTAAAGCCGTTCCAAGATCACCATATTTGTATCGGAGTTTTTCAATTTCCCACGTCAATTTTTGTGTGATGGTATATGTTTCACCCTGAATGTCAGATTGTTCCATAATCACACCGGATGAATCTTCTACCATCTGCTTATATTTTCCAACTTGTTCTGTAGTTAATCCCAACTTTTCGTAAAGAACAGTTTGGGTATCACCATAATTATCAATGATTGATTGGGCGGTACTAATCTGATTACTAAGTTCTGTTGATTTGATTCGGTAATCGTCAGCCGAAATTCCCCCACTAGCGTATTTCTCTTCAAGTTTTTGTTGCTCGGTTCGGAGATTGTTGATGGTACCAATTGCACCTTGCATTTCACGATCAACTTCGTTAACCGCCTGTTGGAATTCCGTTCGAGCAACCCGTGACGTATACCCAAACTCCTTTTCTAAAGCACCCATTACGGCGGCTGTATCATCAATATCCATCCCCATTTCACGGATATATGGACCAGAACGTTGCACAAACTGAAGAAAGTCTCCAACGGTTCCCGATGTTTCCCGCGTAATGAATCCAAAGGCCGAATATGCTTCTTCGGTATTAGAAGCATCTATTCCAACTGATTGGAGAGCTGCGCCCGCTTTGGCAAGTTGTTCGGCGTTTTCACCGGTAGCATCAGCAACATTGTCCCAAACGACATAATACTCCCCCAATGCTTCGGCGCTATCCAAACCTTGTTTTCGTCCTTGTTCCATGATCGCGAGTGCATAATCAACAGAATCGCCCGTATCTAGAACATCTAACCCAACTTTACGAATTTCATCATCAGTAACTCCGAGAGAAGCGGCTAAGTTTTGAGTTGTTTGAGATAATAGATGTTGTTCCCGTGCGTTGGCTTCAATACCAACCCCCGCAATACCCATCGCAACGGTGACTTCTTTCCAATATTTGGTGATGCTTTCGGTTGATCGTTTGGATTGTTCACCAGTTTCTTCAATTGCGTCAGTGGCTTCTTCAACGCTGTCTCTTACATCTTCAATTATCTCCGACGCTTCATCATGAGCGTGTAAGTTAATATGTAGTTCACTATCGTTGCTCATTACGCCGCTTCACCTCGTACTTGAGTGAATTAATATCAGATTGGTTATCATATAGTTGTTTCTGTTTCATATGATTGTAAACGATTGGGATAACGTAAAGTAAAAAGAGACGTTGGGGGAACGTCATTTCAGTTTGAGATGGAGCAATTGGAGAGCCTAATACATGTAAGACACCAATTTCAAACCCGTCTTCACTTTGGGCGAAACCGTTCAATTTCTTCTGCTTCATCAACTCCTGATATTCGATAAATTTCGTTGGCGATCTTTTCGATTATACCCGGTGGTCGCATTGATAAAATTTCTTCTTCTGTCCACTTCTCATCCATCGCGAGACCATAAAAAACCGCTTTGACGTCACCACGAAACCGGTTTTTGTTAGATTCTTCTAAGTCAAATTCAATAGATGGATATTTTTCTCCATGTTTCCCAACCGCTTTCATTCCCGATGCTTTGATTTGTCGAATGTGAGCATATTGACCATCGGTAAGAGGTCGGATTGGAATTGGTCCCGGGAGGCCGTCTATAACAACCTCTTCGATCTTATCGCGACCCATCAAGATATCTGCTTTTGTAATCGTCATTTTGTGTGTTCCTCTTCAATGTGATTTTCAATATGATTTTCAAAAATGATTACGTGGGTTTTTTGATCTCGGTTTCTTGGTTCGATATCATCACGTGAATTTCTGTGTTCACTACTGTTGTGCTTGTTGGGTTCTCTAAGGTTTTTTCATCAATATATGCATGACATTTCACCGTTTGGACAATTTCATCAGCACCCGATGGTTGGGTACTAACTTCAGCGGTAATAACTTTGGGTAATGTTATTTTGATCTCTTCAAAACTTCCACCATCAAATGTAATGGTAATGGTATCTTCAGTGTCGTTCCAAAACCGCGTTAGTTCGGTTATATCTTCATAAAACAAATCAAGATCCAAATTAACTTCACGGCGTCCAACGGGTATGTTAACGGGATTGATTTCTCCAATACGTTTACCTGAATCGGCGTTAGCGTTATTATTAATCGTTAACGTCATTTTCTTGACTTTTGTCTTGAAGTCGTTGTTTGATCGTGATACGGTAACTTCATGGAATACCAACGGATACTTTTCGGATATTAAAAGATCTCCAACGGATTTAATAGCCTTATTTTCGTCTTTCTTTGATGCAATATCTATTGATACTATACAATATTCGTTATCTACGGTAATAGACAACGAATCAATGATACAACCACTAAAGACGTGTTCAAACATGTCTTTTCCGATTCGGGTTGTAAACGAAGGAAGTTCAAAGTTATCAACCGCATATATTTCGTGTTTGTTTGGTACCGATGCCGCTCCGGATCTGAAATAGTATCCCCCGAGCGCCCATTTGAGTATTGGTGCGATGTTATTCACGTCAAACGCAAATTCAACGTTACCAGACGGTGAATAAAATCCTTGACGTGAATAGAGGCGCCCACGTGATAGTCCCCCCGGATATTCAATTTTCGATCCCGATGGAACATCTAATGTTGCTGATGCAATATCAACATGGAATGTTGCATCTACAGCTGTTCCATACGTTTTTTCTTCTCCAAATCCTGCATATCGTACTCTGCTCACCGTAATCGTCTCCGTTCGAATTTGTACGTAATTTTTGACCAGTTTAGGTTATATCCAACTTGTGGAGATATAAAACATTCTACATTTGAAAGTGTTGCCCATTGAACTGTTCCATTTATGGTTTTATCTAAATCAATAACGTCGATAATAGTTCCGGCATATTTTAGAGCGGTATCATGATCGGTGCGGTTAATTGTCCAAATTTCAACAAACATATCTCGTGATTCGGCGCGGGCACCTGAACTCGATCGCAACGTTTCCCGAGAAAGAAACACCATTGCGGCGGGGATGTTTCGTATCTCCCCAATTTCGGTAGTATATCCTTTTTGGACGATTTTGAAGAGGTTAAGTTCATCCAACTTTGTGATGATGGTATCAATCACCGCCGTTACGTCTTCATAATAGACCATTCATTTAAACCCCCACGTGGCGAGAACCGTTTGGATAATAGAATCCAAATTCTCTTCCAATTTCTTAATAGCGCGCTCGGGATATGGATTGGGTCGTGTCCCGTGAACACCAATACCATACCAAATTGGAAACGTTGGTAAATGGTGTTTGTTAGCCCATTCATCAATTGGTTCCCATGGTGGAAAATGTGGTTGTGTTCCCGTTGCAACATATTTTGCATATTTCACGGGACTAAATACTTGAAACGTTAACCCTTCATTGAGAATTCGGTAATCAAAACTACCCGCTAACAATCCCGTATCAACGGGTGCTTCTCCTACAATGTCATCGCGCAAAAAATAGCCGGCATTAAGAACAATATCTTCAATAACCGTTGGAAATTGGGTGAACAATTCCGATAAGTTCAATTCGGTTGTAATTTCGATAACCGGCATATCAATATGGATCTCCTTCTACTAACGTTCCAATAAACGTACATAGTTCCCCAAAATCACCATAATCCATTGGATCGGTAAGAACATATGTATTTTCGTTATGTTCGATAAAATCGTATTTTGCAATACCATACCGTTTTTCGGTGTATAGTTTAATTTGTGGCGCTATAAGTTCGGCGTTTGGATGAAGCGCTATAAATTTGTCACGATATGGTAAAATGATTCCCGTTAATCGTTGACGTTCCTGGGTATCACGTGAAATGTGATCAAACATTGTAGAAAACCGGTTAAATGATGGAGAAAAAGTAAAGTGCATCATTTCACCCGCATTCTAACATACGGCGCGAGAAAACGTTTAATATCGGCAATTGCGGGATTTTCGGTTACACCCTGGGTATATGATATGGACATATCTCCTATCGTTTGGCTAGCGATTCCCACGGGACCTTTATTAAATTCTACCAATCGTATCAACGCTAATTCAACACCCCCGGGTAAATCCCCGTCAATAAAATTCTGACCGCAATAATCGTTAATCCACGCAATACAAGCGCGCCGAATTATTTGATCTTCGCGTTTCATTGTTCACTCAGACTGTTGATCATTCGTAACGTTGTTTGTTACTGTTTGGTCCTCAAATACCTCTAAGATTCCAAGATCTTCTGATAAGAGAGATCCCATGATATAACTCATTGTTATATCATCATCATGTTCAAACGTTCCTTCAGGAAACCCTAACGTAATTTTTTTCTTGTTAGAACCATCTAATGTAATTGAATTGGGTGAAATTGTAACGTCTTCTCCAATCGATACAATGAATTCAGATTCTCTACAACATGGATCGCGCATATCTTTATCTAACGTTAAGATAATTTCTTTTCCCTTGGAATCTGTTTCATACGTTGTAACCGTTGGAGGCGTTACAACGGTAGATAGTCCTGATAACGTTTTAAGTGCCAGAATTTCAAGTTGATTTTGCATTTCAGATTCTGATACTCGATACGTTTTATTTTCCAAATCAGGTAGAGAATTTATAATTCTAAGCTTTCGTGTACCACGTAACTCTTTATGATTTAGGATAAAGAATTTCTCATCATCAGTTCCAAGAACTCTATGAACCGCTACGATTCGTGTTCCAATAACATAAATCGTAAATTTGGTGAAACGTTCACCAATTGAAATGATTTTGCCTTTGTTAAACCACGGTTTAACTTCGAAAATTTCGATTTTTTCCCGGGTATCCACAATCCCCATAATGTTTTACCTCCAAAAAATTATGTGTAATCTATTTCAACTTCAGGTACCCCCATTTGGAGGGAGAAGTGCCGCAAATGGATACGAATCGCCCCGTGATTCACGAAGAACGTGTATCGGGTTTGGAATAGCCCACCCGAGCCGCATAACAACCCGCAACGCCACCATATCATTCTGCATCAGGTTAAACAAAATATCGCCCACAGAATCCTGTACAACGCCTTCAGTGAACACCTTAAACGTAATGTCCTGACGAATAGAGTATACAACCTGATCCATATCTCCAACAATCAACTTTACTACTTCAGGATCAAACACGTTGTTACGTGGGAAGTTAACGGGTAAACCATGCAACGTTGCCGGTAAACCCGATGAAAGTCGTTCCTGAAAGATATATGTGTCGTTTTGGTTCCGGAGCTTTCTCAATTGGTTTTTGAATGCCAATGCACTCATAAAACCAGATGGAGTGTATCCCTGTTCTTCGATAAGTGCCATAACGTCGGCAATATCATCCGCAACGTCTACGTTATTTTCTTCTTCACCTTCGGTTACCGTCATCTCCTGATAGAAACATCCCGGTACGATCCCAACGGGCCACGTTGAAGGTCGGCGTTGTCCCCAAATGATCGCCGAATCAATTTCTTGATTGAATGCTTCAATAATTCGGGGTTTCACTTCATCCCAAATTGGATAATCGGCGTCATCAAGAACGTCTTCTCCAATTGGGAGAATAATTGCTAGCGGTTCGGCGGTAATCCAAACGTTGGACCATTTCATTTGATGAGTCTTCTTCTGTGATGGAACGGTGTTTGTATAGGGATCGTTCTTTCCAGAGAAGAGACTATCAGTTCCTGATAATGAACCTGTTACATCATCATTAACCGTCGTCGTTGCAAATGAAGCCGAACCAAGAGAATCTAGAACCGGCATACGGTATGTACGACTTGACATGTTTGGAAGTCGTCGAAACATTGTAAATACGGTGCTTTCTTCGGTAATTCCTCTAATGATTTCCGACGAAATTTCTTCAGGGATGAGCGGCTGGGCATCTTTTTCGGTTGTCATATACCCAAATCCCTGATTAGTACCATCCTTCTTTGGACCAGTAATCTTTGTCATTGAGTTGTTTCACCTACCTACCAAATGTAGTTAATTTTGTGTTTTATCGTCCCGCAGCGCGCCGAATCATTGAATCAAATACGCGCTGTGCATTTTGTTCTTGATCACCCGACGAACCAACTTTTAACGTTCGGGCAGGAATACGTCGTTTAATCTCTTCATTCACCGATTCATTAAACGCTTCTTCGAATATCTTGATATTGGAAAAGGTAGCATCAGCATCCTCACCTAGAAGCCAATCAGCAAAACGAACCGGCAATTTTCGCTCTTCAAGGATTTTCACCGTTTCAAGTTGTAACTGTTTCCGGGAGAGTTCGCGCTCTTTTTTCTCTAATTCTTCTTCACGTTTTTTGATGAGATGCTCGTGGCGCTCTTTCTCTGATAACTGGGATATTCGAGCCGCTTCTTTACGTTCACGTTCAATCTTTTCCAGCGTATCTTTTTCCCATTTTTTCTTAGCGGTTTTGAGCGCTTCAGTTACCCGTTTATCGGTTTCAGATTGGATCGTTCGTTCGTATTCCTCGCGGTTAAGAGTTATTGTTTCGTGGTTATTTGGTGTTTCCTGTTGATCCTGTGGGTTTTGATGAGCATTATCTTGTTTTGACTCATCAACCCCCGTAGTTCCACCAGACATAGATATTGATTCTAATTCTAGATATTTAAAATGTATGGTAATCCAAAATAGAATATGAACAGAGATTTGTACAATTCTTATTGTTTATCTTCGTTTTCATCCGGTACGACGACGAATGTTCGTAATCTACATCTACAATTGATATCATCTTCGGCGGTACCCATCGAACCCGGGTATGGTCCAATTCCACCCGTCATATCATTAACAAAATCTTCATCAAGTGGAATAGCATTATCTTCAGAATATTTATCCGCCATATAAACGTGTGATTCACGGGTACGATCATCTTCAGCGGCATCCCACCACTTCATTATGACAAACCCTTTCTTTTCCAATTCTTTTGCACCATCACCTAATCCCATTTGATAAACACGGTGCCCTTCGGTTCTTACAATCCGCGTTGCCTTCACATAATCGTTTTCCAATGTACCCATAAGATCTTTTGCCATATCACGGTAAGCATCTCCTTTATAGATTCCGTCGGTTAAAACTTCGTTGATTTTGAGAACAATGTTAGCGCGGTGTCCTTCCAACCGATCGGTTAGTGTTAATCCTGAAACAGGTAGATCAATGACTTGCTTAACTCTATCAGGTAATGGAATGGTTCGGATATTGATTGAACTACCCGCTTCTTGAAGGATCAACTTTCCCGCCATAGCGTATGAACCCTTATACTGATTTTCAGCTTCCTTTTTGATCGTTTTTGTAATCTTTTTGATTTCTGTATTGGTTTTCCCCAATATTTCCGATTTGAGTTTTCCCATTCGGTTATATTTCATCATTTCGTCATACGATAGTTTTCCTTCTTCGGAATATCGTTCAAATGCATCGGCTATAATGGATTTGAGAACGCGCCCCAATTCGGCGTAATCATATCCCAATTTGGTGATTTCACCACGAATCTTCCGTTCGATTGTTTTCCGAACGATATCTTCCCAACCCCGCACCATAATAACAACGTAAAATATTATTTGGTTTTGTTTCTAAAATTATTTCTTTTTCTTCTTGGTGATATCATTACTACCTTTCCTATCACTATCATCATCACCATCATCGTGTCCATCATCATCACGTTCATCAAACCTGAAAAACTGTGATAGATCAATTGATTCAGCTGATTCTTCTTGTAACCGTTTTATTTCAAGTTCGGGATCCTCAATAAACGGCAATTTGGAGAGTAACGTTACATGACTCACCGATCCCCGTAGTTTCGCTACCATATCAACAAGATCGTTTAGGTTTTCAGGGATATTCCGCGAAAACGTTATTTCAATATCGCGCCAGTCGTAACCTTCTCCAACATATGATAGGTAATTGTTAATCAACTCAATTCGACGTTGTAACCCGCGTTTAAACTTTCGTTCTTTCTGGGCCGTGTTTTGTTCTAATCCCCATAGTTTGTATTGGAGAGCCACACCACTTGCGTTTGCCGAAAAATTTTCATCCGCTAAGTTTGGTGTTTTGCTAAATTTGTGAATGTCTTCAACAACGCGGGATTTGTAGTTCTCCAATGCTTCGTCATTGATATGTTTAATCAACCAATCAGCATCGCCGTCACCCGATAAGAGGATAACACGATTGGTACGCATATCATTGATCGTTTCAGTATCGGTACCCATCATACCCTTGATCTTTAGGTATGCATCAGAGAAGTATTCAAAGTCGTTAGCGGTATTTGATTGGATGGCATCATATGCATCAATTTGAGTTAAAACCTTTTCAAAATCACATTGACGTTCGTCGTTGTTGATATATTCAATGATGGGTACATCTCCAAATAGGTTTTCAATCTCTTCTTCGAGCATCAAGTGTTGGAGATCTTTTCCTGAATAACGGTAAATTGTAGATGATGTATAAACTTCAACACCCACACCAATCTTTTCACCAAATTTTTCTTCATACCAAAACCTGATAGCATATAACGGTGCGGGTGTGATTGAATTGTCATAGACCATGATGATATTTTCCGGATCAACACAATCAAATCGAATTTTTCCATCTTGATCAAAATAAACAACCTCAAACGTATGTCCATAGATCCCCATTGATTTTGCTAGTTCAAGGTTTTGATCGTGTTCATCATTATATTCAAATATTTCTCCCAATTTAGTTAGAAACTCATCATTATTGGTTTTTGAAACGTATCGAATTGGAATCCCTAAAAAATATCCCAGGTTTACATCAACAATATACCCGGGAAAGTTTCCAACGAGACGATTATCGGGTTTCCCAATTGGATTCTGTCGCTTTGTCATGATTTTGGGATGTTCACCACGATAATATGACATAAGATAATGATACCACCGAATAGGATGCTGGGTAATGTGTTTTTGGATATCTTGAACTGAAATATCAATTTGATCCATGATCTATGTTCTCCAAAGTATTATTAACTAATCAATAATAATAACTCTACCTACGTTGATAAGTATTTCTGATGTTGATTCAACGTATATTACCAAATCAACAAATACTTCAGAATATGATTCCAATTCAGGGATACCAGAATCGATATCAAGATATAAAATTTCGTCTCTCAAATAACCTTGAATTTCATGGATGATCTTTTTCCGGTCAATTGATTTAATAACTCCACGAATGTCAGATATTCGAATTGCGGTATCTCCCACCTTTTTTAATCCAAAACGAAGACGCTTGCGTTCACCACGATAGAAAATATATTTTTGAATGTCATCAATTTGGGTTATTTCAAATCCACGATAAACTCGTTTTCCAAACAATGAAAGAACCACATCTTTCACATCCAAACTAGATTTCATAATTCCCTCAAATACCTTTTTAGCATCAAAATATGGTACAATACATCTACTCGTACCCCAAATCGTTCCTTTCAAAGAACTTCGGATAAGAATTTTACAATCGGTGATTGATTGTAATTTGATTAATGTCCGAATAGTTTTTGTAACTTTGATGGTACCCAATACAGATACTGATGATAAACAACCAACTGATGAACCAAGGAATACCGAACCTTCAGGATAATCTCCATGAATTCCTAGAACATTAGATGAAGATTTAATGGTACTTTTCAATGACAAAATTCTATTTAGAATTCCTTCGGTAAATATTAACTCAAATATTGTTCCACTAAGTCCGCGCTCTATAACAGTATTTATTGCTTGTGAATATGATCTACCTTCAATGAATGATTTTTTGAGTTCTATTATCCTTCCACTTGTTTCTTCACCAAATTCTATAACCAAAGGTGGTGAATTGGTAAATGAACGAATCAAAAAGTGATCTACAAGTAACGGAGAACTACCGGGATGGTGAATGATTGTCCATTCATAAATAGGCGGATCATTGGGATTAGTGATGATATAATTTGAATCCC